TGGGCGCTGGACTGATCGAGGGCTTGACCGCGCCGATCACGACGATCGAGGAGTTGCAGGCGGCTTCGTTTGCTCTTCGCGACGGCATCTCAGGACTGTCCCCGGTGCTGAACGTCTTTGCTGGGGCCATGCTGATGTTCATCTCGACGATCCCGCAGGTGATCAGCATGTTCGCTTCTCTGGCCGTCACTTTGGGCGCGCCTGAAGGCCTCTCCGCAGGACTGAACCAGTCCGCTGAGAGCATGGGGATGGTCGCGGACGCTGCGCGGGGCATGGCGACCAGCCTAATGTCTGGGGACGGGGACCTTCTCGCCCACTTCGATCGCATTGCCACGCAGTTCCGCAACGCTCCACGGCGACTGGCTCAAAGCATTTTGGACGCTCGCGCAGAGCTTGCACGCTACGGTCGTGAGAATGCCGACGCGATTGCTATGAGCGCCGTGGGTAGCGCTGCAGAGCGTGCTCGCCAGCTTGACAAGCAGGTCAAGATTCTTGAGGCCCAGTTCCGCAGAACGTATGGCCGCACCTTCAACAGCATGCTGGAGGAGGCCGCAAGGGCTTCTGAGGCCTCGGGCATCGAGAGCAACCTCGTCGGCCTGATCACTGAAGGCTTTGAGACCATGACCCTCTACAGGTCTCTCAAAGCTGCCGCCAACCAGGGGGCGGGGCAGTTCCTTGAAGTCGCGGGCATGACTTTCGAGTCGCTGAAGAATGCCTACGGCGAGGAGTTCACTCCTAAGGCGATCGAGATGTTCAAGCAGATCGGTCAGCTTGTGGACGACGCGGTGTCCGAGGGGGTGCTTTCCGATCGAGCCATCGACAACCTGCGTAGGCAGGCGACCAAGGCCCAGCAGGCGTTGCTCCAAGTCGGTGGGGAGGATCTCCGCATTGGCCTTGGCCTGCCAGAGGATATGCCCGACGCTCCGACTGCCCCGCAGTTCGATGAGGAGCAACTTGAGCGCTATCAGTCGGCCCTGAAGGGCATCGAGTTCCAGATTGACGTGCTTGAGGCGGCATCTCGCGAGAGCTACCAGTCGCAGCGTGAGGCGATTGGGCTAGCTACGCAGGCGGCCCTGTACGAGTTGGAGGTCAAGCGTACGCTCGGCGAGGTCTCGCTGCAGCAGTACGAGTCCATGTACACGGCTATCATCGAGGGTGAGGCCAACAAGCTTCAGTCGATTGAGGAGTCTATCCAGCGTGAGCAGCAGGCACGCGAGCAGGCTGCCCAGCGCGCAATCGAAGCAGAGGAGCGTAAGGCCGAGGCCGCCGAGCGTGCGGCGCAGCGCGCTCTGGAAGCTTCTCGGAAGTTTGTGGAGTCCGGCAGCCTTGCCACGGCTCAGGCGCTGAGTATGAACGACGCGATCATCATGGGCGCAGAGCAGCTTGAGATGCTTCTGGTGAACGCGCAGGCCCAGCTTGATGCCGCCTCCATGATGATGCAGGACATGGGGCCCGACGAGGTCAGCGTCTACAGCGAAGAGGAGATCGCGCAGATGCAGATGAAGATCGACCTGCTGCGGGATCAGGCCATGGCCCAGTCTGAGTTGAACGATCGGATTCGAGACTACGTCACGGCTCAGGGCCAGGGGTCTGCGGCGGGCAATGCCTTCCGTGGTTCGCTGCAGAACCTTGCCACCCAGTTCAGCAACATCGGCCAAATCGCTGGCGACCTTGTCGCGAACCAGCTTCAAGCCCTGACGGGCGGGCTTGCTGACATGTTCGTTGGTGTCATGGACGGCAGCAAGGACAGCAGCGAGGCCTGGAAGGAGTTCGCGGCCAACTTCATCAAGGGCCTGCTGCAGATGACGATGCAGATGCTGATGATGTACGGCGTCTCGCTGATGCTTCAGTCGCTCGGCATCCCCGTAGGGGTCATGATGGGCGGAGCAAACGTTGCTGCTCAGGCGATGGGCGGCGTCAATGAAGGCGGCCTTGGCGAACTGGTCCCGGTCAAAGGCTTTGCTACTGGCGGCGTCGTCGAGGGCCTTGGCCGTATGACTCCCGTCCGTGGCTACGCCACTGGCGGGCCTATCGTCAACGAGCCCCACGTGGCGCTCATCGGCGAGGGGCAATACAACGAAGCTGTTGTGCCTCTGCCCGATGGCCGCAGCATCCCCGTGCAGATGACCGGGCAGCAGGACGCGCGCCCGGTGAGCGTGAACTTCCAGATCCAAGCTTTCGATAGCAAGGATGTCACCCGCGTCATCCAAGGCCAGGAAGACCAGATCAAGAGCATGATCATGCAGGCCGTCATGGAGGACCGCGCGTTTAGGGGACGGATGGGATGACTTCTGTAGTGCTGCCCAAGGGCGAGAGCTTCTCGTCGCCGGACTGGTCTAACAACCCGGCGTCCTCTGACAAGATCTGGGGGCCGTGGTGGCAGCAGTACGTCAACTACCAGCCCAATCACGACCTAACCTCGGGCACGGCCCCGGACTGCCCCTATCTGTCGGGTGAGCCCCTGGAGTCGATCTCCACGGGTCAGATCTACACGAGCCATCTTGTGTCGCCTTTGCCCGGAGCGATGTGCACGGATGTCTCTGGCACATCACAGTCTTCGCAGCGCGCGTTCCTGTGCCGCGAGGAAGACGCCATTGCCAACGACGACAACACCTACAAGGTCAAGTTCGCGTTGGCCGACGCCGGAGGCGGGCAGCTTGGTAGCAGCGTGACCGAGCGCAGTGGCGGTGCCAGTGGCGTGTACTCGATCAGCTTCCCGACCAACGACGCCACGGAGGACGTGGGTCTTCCCACTAGCTCCAAGGACGCTGGAGGAACCACGGCGGGCTTGCAGGGCGGCACCCTCGGGACCCTGTTTGCTGCTGCGCGCGGGAATCAGGGCATGACGGGTTTGCACACGCTCTGGAACGGCAACTCCGTTTTCTTTCGAGTTGGTGCTGGTGACCCTGAGCGCATCACGGCGGTATCCGCGAACCTGGGGCAGGGTGAGTTTGCTGTCGGGGGTTTTGATGCCTACGCCTTTTGCGCGTACCCGACGCCCAACGCTAGCACCGAGGTGGTGGACCTTGATCTGGAACTGTGGCAGATCAAGCACACGACCGGAGGAGACTCAGCCGTCCGCCTTGCCAAGCAGACGATTGCCGGGGGCGTGTCGCGAATCAAGTTCGGCCAGCCCTATCACCTCAAGGTCGAGGTCGAGAACGCGGCGAGCAGCGTTGAGATCAAGTGCTACATCGGTGGCTACAGCACTCCTCACAACGGGGACGTGGCGGAGGTGCAGTGCTTCAAGGACGATGAGTTCGCAAGTGGCACCGCCACGGTCACCGCTGGAACCGATGTGACGGTGACGACCTCGACGGGCATCGTAGAGCACACGGCTTCTGACCGGATCGTGTCTTACATTGACCGGACCTTTGGATGGTCTATGGGGCGAGACAGGTCCCAGGATGTGAGCGACCGGACTTTCGCCAGCGGTCAGGTCATCGTGCAGGCCGTCGAGTCCGTCGTCTCCCTTGAGGTGCTGAACACGTCTACGGCGGGGCGCACCTACTACGACAACTGGACTCGATCTGTGCCGGGCGCACCACTGGGTCAGCCGGGCTCGATTCGGACGATCGAGAACCAGTTCGGCGATTACGGCCCGCAGCGGCTTGGGCGCTTCACGCTCGACTACGACGCTCAATACACTTGGCCGAGCAATGACGATCGCCAAGTAAGGCGTTCGGCTTGGTGCAATGAGCTTCCGCTGGACTACACCAGCTACGGCCAAGACCACATCAAGTTCCTCTACGGCTACGATCTCACGTCTCCGGTCGGAACGGACTATACGCCGGATGGGATGTTCCGCACGATGGTGGACACGTTCCCGCAGACGCGGCTGTACAACCATCGCCGTTCGATCTCTTTCAAGCCGCCGCAGGACAACCCCGGTGCGCTTGGCTCGCCGCCGGACTCAATCAACTCCTTTGAGGTCGGCGTCTGGGCTCGTGGCTACTTCAACGCCTATCAGACCAACAGTGGTCTCGGCGCTGTGGCCTACTGGTCTACAGACGGGAATGGCTCGATGACGTTCTTCCGCATCGCGATCTATGAGCGAGTGTGGACCGGGCGGAACCAGTACATCGCCCCGGCCTCTGTCGGCAATCGGGTTGCCAGCAAGACCTACCTTCTTGCGGACATCGCTTCGGCACCGAACATTTACGACGGCGCGTATCACACACTGGACTTCCGCGTGGAGCTAGACGCCAACGCAAGCTCCCCCAATTCTCCGTCCAAGTACTACGTTGAGTTTGACGGCGTGCCGATTGAGCTTGACGACACTAACGCCGATCTCGTTAGCTCGACCGTATCGCCTTACGAGGTCTCTGACATATCTCCGGTGTACACCACGGGCGAGCAGGAGTGCTTCACCTTCTGGAGCCTCAACTCCTCTGTGAACTCGTCTGGCACCTCTTGGAACCCGGCTCAGTTTCAGTCGTGGCAGGAGGGCGATGTCGCGGATGACCCGGACTTCAGCATCGACGATGATGCCCTTGCCTCGCTGGTGCTCGCTGGCGAGCCGACTCCGACGACCTACCTCAACGCTTCGGGCGGTGCTCTGGCGTTTGGATCGAGCTTCTACGATGACGTGGACACCGAGATCCAAGTCACTTCCCAGCGCGGAGTTTCTGGCGGGAACTTTGAATCCGGTCACCGCTACACATACAGCACCGACGCCAACGACCGCCGCCGCTACAGCGTCTCGATCTCTTCCGTGTCGAAGGAGGTCATCGATAACTTTAGCAACTTCTACTCTGCGCGGCAGAAGGCTGGGGAGACGTTCTTCTTCGACTGTGACATCTTGCAGGAAACGACTCTTGGGAAGGAGTCGATCCCTGTGTTCTTTGCTCGTGACTCCCTGAAGATCGAGATGGTCGGACCTCAGATCTACAACTGCAGCTTCGTGCTGGTGGACTCGATCCAATGAGCCCTAAGCCCGACATCCCCCTCTCTCTGTTCCAAGAGAAGAACACCCTCGCCAGCGGCGTTCAGTGGCTGTGGCTGTACGAGATCACCATCCCGACGCCGACGCCGACGCGGTTCCGCGCGGTCTCTTCTTCGCAGCAGGTGACCTTCCGTGGCAACGTGTACTACCCCTTCCCGATTACTCACGCGAAGACGGTGGAGAACACGGCAGGGGATACGCGGAGCGTGAGCCTCACGGTGAGCAACGTAACCCGCGAAGTTCTGCCTCACATCGAAAGCTACGACGGGCTGATCGGCCAGCGTGCCCGCATCATGTGCACGACCCGAGATGCTGCAGCGGCGACCGAATCGGCCATCGTCGAGCAGGACTTCCGAGTGGTGCAGTGCTCCGTCACGGGCGACTCGGTGCTGTTCAAGCTTGATGACCTGTCGGTCTACAACGACTCATTTCCGAGGCAGCGCCTGCACCGCACCTTCTGCCGCTTCCAGTACCGCAGTGGTCTGTGCGGCTATGCGGTGCCGGAGGCCTCGGACAACTTCCTGCCCGGCTGTGACAAGACGCTAGACGGGCCGAATGGCTGTGAGGCCCACGGTGAATCTGAGGAGGCCGAAGGCATCGCCAAGGTTCACCCGCAGCGCTTCGGCGGCTTCACCGGCATCCCGATGGACACGTCACGCGGATTCATCTGATGTTCTACTGGCATGACCTTCTGAGTGAGCCGTTCAGGCGTCCGCTGTCCAGCGGGCCCGGAATGAACTGCTTTGACGTGGCGATGGAGGTCAACCGTAGGCTGCATGGTGAGGAGGTCGCGCTGCCCCACCCGCTGCACTCCCCCTCCGAGGGGGACCAGTGGTTCAGCGTCAATGACATCTGGGACCAATGGGAGTTGGTAGGCCGCTCCCTGTCTGACGCGATTGAGGTAGGAGACGTTGTGGGATGCGGCAGGGAGGGCCAACTCACTACCGTTTACACTAGAGTGGAGCGTGGAAGGCCCACGTACTTGACCTCCCACAAGCTGCGCGGCGTAACCACGGTGCGCCCGGCGGACATCAAGAACGTGATCGGCGTCTACCGCAGGAGGGCAAAGTGATTAGGGGAACGCTGTACGAAAACGTCTTTGAGACGCAAAGCTGCCGGAGCGTCTCTGTCGATTGCGAAAGCATCGCGGTTGGGGACTTCGTCGCCAAGGTGGCAGGAGGGGACGGCAACTACGCCGTTTACCTCAATGGCGGCTACTGCGAAGACCAGTCCACGCTGATTGGCCCGGACGACTTCGTGTCGGTGTTGTGCGTCCCCGATGGCATCGAGTGGATCGTCGCGGGTGCGATCATCGGCATCCTTGCGCTGGACGCCCTTGTCATCAAGCCGCTGACCGAAGACCTTGAGCAGCAGCAGGCTGATCTTCAGGAGCAGATTCGTGAGGCTACCGACCGAGATGGCTCGGCGGTCAACACGTACTACGGCTTCCAGAACAACTACTATCCGCTCGGAGAGTGTGTGCCTGTTGTGTACGGGCAGACCCAGGTCGCCCCGATCTGCGTACAGCGCAGCATCATCTCCAACTTGACCCCTGCCGACAGTCCTTTCGACTTCGACATCGCCATCAACGAGATGATGAATCTCCTGATGGTTGTCAGCCACGGGCCGATTGAAGGGTTCGGTCAGTACAAGGGCAAGGTCAGCAACGCCACCGAGTTCTCTTCGCTGGTCACGTCGGTGGGTGCAAACATCCCCGAACGACTGAGACTTCGCATCAACAACATTGCGGGCCAGCACATCGATCACAGCATTCGCTGGCGCACAGGGGAGATCGACCAGACCCCTATCCGGGGAGCGTCGGCAGGACTGTTCGACCCCTACGACCCTGGGCAGTCGTACATCCTCAACCAAAGCCTCAACAACCAGACGCAGTCGATCACCGACATCGACAAGCCATCTGGCCTATACACCTACGCAAACAGGATCACCAACTCGAATCCCCTGCACTACACGTCGCAGGTGCTTTCGTCCACCGCTGACAAGGCCGCGATCACGGTCCTTTTTGAGCGTGGCCTGTTCACTGGTGCTGATGACGGTGAAGCGGATCCCGCTTCAGTGTCGTTCCGGGTGCAGTACTGGGAGACCGACGAGGCAGGCAACCCAGTTGGCGATGTATTCATCCTGCCCGAGCTTACGATCGTCGAGAACTTGACGACCCCGTTCTCGGCAGACTTCCCGATTGCCCTGCAGTCGGCCACAGGGGCGAGCTATGACCGGCTTGGGTACGCTGTCGTTGACCAGTCCACGTCGAACCTGATTCGCAACTACAGCCTAGATACGGCTGACCCGCCCCCGGCTTACTGGGTCAGCGTGCCTACGCTCTCCACAGTTGGTCAAGCACGGCAGCGTGGATGCGCGTGGTCGTTTGCCTGCTGGGCATCGCTCAAGCTTGGGCAACTGAACGGGTCGGACAACTTCACTCTTTGCTCCTGGGGCAGCGAGGTAGTCGCCGATCATGCGAACGCTCTTGCCTTCAATATGCCCAATGCCCGGACTTCGAGCGGCGGCGCAACCGGAAGCGGAAGCCAAGTCTTTCAGCAGGGCAACATACGTATCCGCATCCAGCGCGACACGACGAACGCTTTCGGCCAAGGTTCGGACAAGATCTACCTGACGATGTGGTCAGTGTCTTGGGCGGCAAACGGCGCAGACTTCTCTCAGCGTAGCTCTGCCGTGTTTGCCAAGAGAAGCCTGGACCCCATCGGATCGGTCAATGAGGCCGTGGACGGCTACTGGCCCTCGCCGGGGGCCACGTGCCACATTGGCGTCACTAACGGCATCCAAGACTCTTCGCAGGGTTCGCCGATGGTTCAGCGCGCATACATCAACGGCGTCGAGGTGCCGCTGGTCAACATGCCGCGAGGAGACTTCTTCAGGAACCGTGGCGGTAACCAGCGCGGCAGTGGAGACTACAGTCGCTTCGGTGCTGGCAACGCTGGAGTCGTCTCTTACTACGAATCCCCCGGCGTTCCAAGCTATCTCGTAGAGGATGCTGCCGATCGAGCAAAGCTGTTCGGCGCGTTCAACACCATCGATACGTACTCGTCATCGGGCTATGCCGGTGCCCCTCCGCAGCACGACACGATGCTGGCGTTTGGGTGCCACGACAATTTCAGCAACGCCCTGTCGTTCAATAGCTCTGCGGGCCACATCGCCCAGGCAATGTGGCACAACCACGACGGCAACACGGACTTGCGTGATCCATCATGGTTCGCCCTGGCGGCGGCAACGTCTGGCAATAACAACGTCCACACGTTCGACATCTACAACGATCTGGATCGGATCCAGTTCTCGGGCCAGAAGGGTTTTCTAGCGCGTTTCGATGAAGACGAACGTGTGGGCACCACCATGCCCAACAGGGACACCACCACGGCCACGGACATGACTGTGTCTGCGGGCGGGTTCCTTGATACCGGAGGCCCGGTCTACATCATCAGCTTCGAGGACAGCGACCCGTCCTACTATCAGATCGAGGTCTTCCGTTCGAGCGCCGATGGCACGTCTTCCACGGACGAGCAGACTGAGGCGCAGATCCGCAGGATCACGACGGCGCGCACGCAAGACTTCGAGTATCCCGGCGTGGCTATCGCCGGGATCAGCGTGGCTGCGAACGATCAGCTTCGCACCAGCACGCCGCGCATTACCTTCAACGTCTTCGGCCGCAAGGTGCCCGTGGTCAAGGGCTTCTCGCCTAGCGGCGCAGCGATCATCGAGCGCGAATGGTCTAACAACCCTGCCTACGTGGCCCTCGATGTGCTCTCCGATCGCGAGTACGGCATGGGAAGCGTGTTCTCGCCGAACGGGAGCTACGAGAACTTCGATCTGCGCCAGTTCTACGAGTGGGGGCAGTTCTGTGACGAAGGCGTGCCGGACGCTTACGGCAACCTTGAGTTCTACAAGCTGGCTACCAACGATGGGCTGGACGGATACCTGGGGCTGTACTTCGGCGTCACCACGTCATCTGGCGACTCCGTCAACATCGTCCCCGGCGAATGGTCACAGGGTAAGTTCTTCTCTATCGCCTCCATCGTCGCGTCCGGTCTAAGCTCTGACTGGGTCACTGCACTTGACTCGGAGACGGGGCTCAATGGAGCGAGCGCGCTGATGGAGATCATCCGCGTCCAGTTTGATACTGGAAACGAGGCGATCAGCAACGGCTTCTCCAGCATCGTCAAGATCACCTGTCAGTGGAACCGTGTGGCTAGCGATGGCAGCTTCCTGTTCCCAGACGAGGGCACCTTCTTGGCGGCGGACTACGGCCTGGATTCTCTCGGCACGGCTGGTCAGTACGAAGAGCGGTGTAGGTTCGACGGCTTCTTCGACTCGCGCAACATGTCCGGCTGGGACGCGGCGATGATGGTCTTCAAGGCCGGGCGAGCGATGCCGGTGAAGCTAGGCTCGCGCATCACGCCGGTCTGGGATCGCCCGCGTGACCCGGTCGGTCTGGTCACTCAGGCGAACATGATCGCGGACTCGCTCCGCATCAACTACAGCAACCCGTTCACGCGCCCGAACTCGATGGAGATCGAGTTCAACGATCGGGACCTTGAGTACGAGAAGAACCGTGTCGTCGTCGATCACAGCAGCATTCAGACGCCGGACAGCATCGAGGAGGTCCGCAAAGAGCGCAAGTATCGGCGTGGCGTTGTTCGCAGGTCGCAGATCATCCGCGATGCGTACTACCAACTGAACAAGCTGCACCTGCAGCGCAGGCAGTACGAGTTCAAGCTCGGCCCTGACGCGCTGCACCTTGTGCCCGGTGACCGCCTGCTGCTCTCGCACGATGTCCCCGACTACGGCAAGAGTGGCCGCCTCGCTGCGGACTTCACGTCTTCGAACACCTTCCCCTCATCGACTGAGCTAGTCAACAGCCTGAGCGTCAATGGCGGCCAGTGCGTGATCAGCATCAGGTCGATCATGGATGCTGACGACGAGACCCCCCCGATCGCCAGCTACAGCACGGGCGTGGCCCACGCCTACTCAGTTCCCACGGTCAACCTGGGCAGTGGCTACGTGCTCGCGGGCGAGTCTGGCGGCAACGGCTTCGAGTCTCTTCCGACGTGGGCCTCGCAGCACGTGGCGGTTGCCTCTGGCTTCTACCCTACGCCGGACTACTCGGGCGGGATACTGTCACCGCTTGGCCGGATCACGTATCAGGATCAGAAGGTCGAGTTCTCGATCTTTGTCAAGGAGCCGGACGCTGGTGCATCGCCTCTGCTGCGCCTTGGGATCTTCCGCATCTGTGACGACGTAGGCTACGTCAACGAGTTCGAGGGCGTCGTGTTCGCGTGGTCGTCGGGCAACCTGTCCTTCGATTCTTTCGACGCGGCCAGCGGCTCGTCCGCGATGAGCTACTCGATTGAGTACCAGAGCGACGGCTGGTACAGGGTCGCGGTCATGTACGACAATGGCCTTGGCGCTGGCTCCGCCGGGGTCGGAGACTACGTCCAAGCTAGGTGCTACTTCTCGTACTCGTCCAGCAACGAGACCTTCAAGCCGGTTGCCGAAGGCGGGCGTGGGAACCAGTTCCTGAAGTACGGCGACCCACTGGACATCGTTAGCCAGATTGGCGGCGCTTCCCCCTGGGTGCAGGCCAACTCTACGACGGGCAGCAACTCGATTCGCGCTAGCGCTGTAATCGCTCCGCCGCTGTACCCCGAAGACACGACTGTGGACACCGTGGGTGACCATGGCTACGTGGTGCAGTTGACCAAGGACGGTTCGATCGCGACCGGAACCACGCCGCCCGTGATGCGACAGCGCACGGTCTTTCTTCTTGGCAGTGCGGTGTCGAGTTGGAATGGCGAGCGCGTGTGCATGACCGGGTACGCCCGCCTGAACTCGATCACGTCGCCGACTTCTCCGACCCTCGTGGTCAACCTTAGGAGCGGTACATCGATCGATGGAAACGGAATCCCTGACGGCGATGGCGTCGAGTTCACACTGTCCGCCGCGTCCGCAGCGTCCTCTTGGACTGCGTCCACGGCGACGTTTGCATCTTCGGGTACTGTTGCCAACGTTGCGGCGTCGGTCGCCCCGGTGCGGCTCAACTCAGTGCTCGACTCCCCTGACTGGGTGCAGTTCAACCTGAGCTTTGACTACACGCCTTCGTCTGGGCAGTTCGGGACGATGCAGGTCAGCCTGCACGCTGACGAGGGTGGCAGCGTAAACTCGACCATCGACGTCTGGGGCTTGCGCGTGCACGGCGCTGGCGGGACCTCTGCCACGCCCTCTTCGGATGCGCTGGTCAACTCGAATGTCCACATCGGCCATCTGCTCTGGGGCGCTCAGTTCGTCGAGGACTCTTCTTGGGCGGGCACTGGCACTGCGACCACGTTTGCCCCCGGAGGCGGGCTTGTCCTCGACCGCGACATCACCGTGGAGGCGGGCAAGTCCTACGAGTTCCAGATTCGGTCCTCGTCGCAGGTGGACATGTCCAAGAACACTGAGGTGATTGAGCGTCTGGTGATGGCTGAAGACCAGATCCCTTCGTCGGGATCGGCTCTTCTTGAGGCTGGCACCACGATCTTGGTTCAGCCTCCGTCTTCGGTCTCGCCGATGGAGGGGGACGTGTACGCCTTTGGCGAGGTGGGCCAGGGCATCAAGGACATCGTGATCGAGTCGGTCTCACTAGATCCAAGGGATCTGGTTCGCGAGGTTCGTGCCACGGATTACAGCGACGGGTTCTACAACGACACCGGATTCGCAGAGATCGACAGCACCTCGGAGACCTACAGCACTGACCGCAACTCGGGCACTGCTGGTGACATGGGGTACGGGTCGAGTTCGCAGGCCCCCTATCCATTCAGCGCGAACGGACGCTATGCGACGTTCCGTAACCGCGACGGCGGAATCCAGCCCTACGTGGACCTGAACTGGAACACGCCCGAGTTGGACAGCAGCTTTGCGGAGGTCGCGATCTACTGGTCCCGCGTGGACAGCCAAGGCCGCGCGACAAAGCCCAAGCATGTTGCGACGGTCAGGGCTGCCGACCTCTCTTACCGCTACATGAGTTCTGCCCTCAAGCCGGGCAGCCTGCACCGCTTCACGTTCCAGCGTGTTGGCAAGCGCGGCTCGCGGCAGTCTCTGAAGCGCTGCCCCTCGATCACGCTCAAGTGCCAATCGACCGCGCGCATCCCCAGCGCCCCCGTGGTGAGCGTGGACTACGAGGCGTTCCGCCAGATCTACACGGCGGACCCGACTGGCGACAACCGGGTGCACTCGATCGAGGGCAGGATCGGCGGCTGGATCGTCTCCTCTCCCGCCTTCATCCTCGACCCGGACGACGGGCGCTCGGTCAGCGACTCTCTGGTCTTCACCTCGGAGAACGCTGCTGGCGAGAAGCATGTCTCGGTCTACGCCCGCAGCAAGCTGGCTAACGGCCAGTACGGTGTGGCGACCCAGGTGTTGCCCGAGTCCACGCTGGGCTTCAGGGATGGGCGCAGCACGGCGGAGAACAACGCCGAGGACGGCTACGCCACGGCGGGCATCCTGCCGCTAGATCTAGCGATTGCCTCTGGTGAGCTTCACTGGAGCAGTTCGAGCACGGCCCTGGGCCCGGTCTACTACGAGCAGAACGAGATCGATCTTGGGTCTGCTACGCGGGCTATCGCCTCGTGCGTGATCCAGGGATACCAGACTCGCCCGGAGACGCTGGCGGACTTGGACTTCCAGCTTGGCAGCGACCTTGGCCGCCGCTGGTCGATTGAGGGCCCGATGGATGTGACCCGCCCTTCGGTGGTGGACGGTATTGACCTGACCAACGCCAGCGTCAAAATTGAATGGCGCTGGACGAGCGGTACATCCTTGACGGGGGTGGAGTACCAAGAGTTCGTGCCGCAGGAGGTGTACTTCCAGAAGTGCCAGTTCCGTCTGGTCTTCACGCGGCCCACGGACGGCTTCGACACCTTCGTGCAGCGCATGAGCACGCTTATCACTCTTCCGCCGCTACAAGAAGCCATCGAGCTTGACGGAGGTTCTTTCTGACATGGCATCAGGACTCTACGACATCGCCAAGGAGGGCTTCCTCGGGGGCACGCTTGGCTGGAACAGCGGCGTCGTGAAGGCGCAGTTGGTTGGCACGGGCTACACGGCCAACTTCTCGACGCACGAGGATCTGGCGGACATCAGCGCCAAGATCGCCCCGCCTATCGAGGTGCAGGTGCGAACGATCACGAACGGTGTGGCCGACGCGCAGGACTTGGTCTTCGAGAGCCTGAGCCCTGGTCAGGTCGTGGCTGCCTGCGTGATCTACTTGGACACGGGGACGGCGGCGACGAGTACGCTGATTGCGTACATCGACGACCTCGATGTGACCACCACCGGAGGGGACCTCACCGTGGAGTGGGACTCCGGTGCCAACAAGATCTGGAGCTTCTAGAGCCATGAGCCACTCGACCTACACCTTCCAATACTTCGTCCCTGGCGACGACTTCCCTGGCGTCCACACGGCC